GCCTAGTTATGGTCTTAATCGTGCCCTTAATGGTGGTCTTCCTTACGGTAGACAGGTTCTTATTTGGGGCAGCAAGTCAAGTGCTAAGTCGTCGTTATGTCTCCAAACTATCGCATTGGCTCAAGCAGAAGGTAAAACATGTGCGTGGATAGACGCAGAAATGTCTTACTCTGAAGATTGGGCAAAGCAACTAGGCGTAGATCCGTCTAAGTTAATTTACTCACAGGCAAGAACAATAAATGAAATGGTTGATGTGGGTGTAGGATTAATGGAAGCGGGAGTAGATCTTATTGTTGTTGACAGTATTACTTCGCTTCTACCTGCTATTTATTTTGAAAAAGATTCTGATGAACTTAAACAATTAGAAAATACAAAACAAATTGGCGCTGAGTCTAGAGATTTTAGTAATGCTTGGAAGATGCTTAACTATGCAAACAACAAAGTTAAACCTACATTGCTTATACTTATTAGTCAGTCTAGAAATAATATTAGTGCAATGTATACTAGCCAACAACCTTCTGGTGGTCAGGCTACAAAGTTTTACTCATCTACAGTGATTAAACTATTCTCATCTGAATCAGATAACCAAGCGATAAAAGGAAAAATTCATGTTGGAGATAAACTAATTGAGGAAAAAGTTGGTCGCAAAGTTAGGTGGGATTTACAATTCTCTAAAACATCGCCTGCCTTCCAAAGTGGTGAGTATGATTTCTATTTTAGAGGTGATAGTGTTGGCATTGATTCTATTGGCGATCTTGTTGATACCTGCGAAATTGTTGGGTATATAACAAGAACTGGCGCATGGTATCAACTAGATGATGGTACAAAGGTTCAAGGCCGTGATGGTTTAATTGCTAGAGTTAAAGAGGATTTAGATTTACAAGAATCATTAAAGGCTAAACTAGCAAATGGCTGAACCAAAATTTAAAACATTTGAGGGAAAATTTCCATGTCATACATGTAAAGAAGAAGTAACTTCATTAAGATTATGGATGGAAACTTCTGACCTCACTTGGATGTGTAGTCAAAAACATATATCAAAAGCACAACTTATTAAAACAAAGAAGGATTATGAGCGAGAAGAACGAGAGTAAAAGAATAGGTGCTAAACAGCATAAAAACTCTGGTCGTAATACCCAAAAGGGTGATGCCACTTGGAGAAGTTTTGTTATTGATTTTAAAGAGGCATCTAAGTCTTTTACTATTAACCAAGATGTTTGGGCAAAGGCTGTAACTGATTCTATAAAGGCTGGCAAAAATAAATCTCCAGCAATTGTAGTAATACTTGGTGAAGGTAATAAAAAGACTCGTCTTGCGATTGTAGAGTTTGATCTTTTAGATCAGTTGACATGGGAGGCAGAAAATGACACAACAAACTGAACCAGCAAAAACAACTATAGATATGGTCAATGGCCTATCTGAAATAGCAGATTTTATGAATGATGAAGAATTAACTACTGCTCTTACGATGATTGCTAAACTTATTGTAAAGCCAGATATTCCACCACAGGTGGCTAGTCTAGAAATAGTTAGGCTTCAAGCAATAGCAGCAAAAATGGCGTTTAGGGCTACATGGATGACTAATGTGGATAAGTCAGACAGAGGTAAGAAAAATATTTACTATACTGCAGCAGAGGCAATTAATGATCTTGTTTCAGCACTTAAATACATAATGCGTTAACTGATATAATATATAAAAAGGATAATGATGACTAAAAATTTGCTGAAACAAATAATGTTGAAGCCTGAAGATAAACCACAAATAATTGATACAAAGGCTTTAATAGATAAAATTAATTATGGTTATATTGCAAAACGTGAATCAAAGCATACAGTAAAGAAAACATTTGCACCATCAACCTTAGCGTGGAGCCATGGAGAATGTCCACGGTATTGGTATTTTGCATTTGAAGGTAATATTTTTGAAGATAATAATACCCCGTATGGCGTAGCAAATATGACTTCTGGAACAATGTCTCATGACAGAATTCAACAGGCTATGATGGATGCTGGAATAGCCAGAAAATTTCTTGATGAGAAACATTTTGAAAAATATAAAGAAGAAAAAGATACAACAGAGTTTAAAATAACTCATTCTGATCCACCAATTTTTGGATGGGGAGATGCACTTCTTGATTGGGAAGGCGAAGAAATCGTTGCTGAAATTAAGACAATGAATAATGAAGCATTTGAACATCGCAAGATTAATGGTGAACCAAAGGCTGGACATATAATACAGTTACTGATTTATATGAAAGTTCTTAAGAAGGCTAAAGGTGTTCTAATTTATGAAAATAAAAACAACCATGACTTGTTAGTATTTCCTATAGAGGTAACAGACTACTATAGAGAGTGGATAGACAATGCATTTGAATGGATGCGTGTAGTGTACAAGGCTTGGAAAGACAAGACATTGCCACAAAAAAATTATAGATCCAATTCAAAAATATGCAAGGGTTGCCCAGTTAAGGCAGTTTGCGCTACAGCAGAACCAGGAGTAATAAAGATTCAGTCGCTGGAGGGATTGCGTGAAACTATGTGAAAGATGTGATAAACGCTTTCAACCGAAAGTAAGTTATCAGATCTATTGCAGCCAGGAATGTAGGGATCTTGCCACTAAAGACAAGATTGCTGAAAGGTACCAGGTTTCTCGTAGACAAAAAAGAATAGGAAAAGATCGTAAGTGTTTAGGTGGTTGTGGTACACAACTTTCTATTTATAACGATTCTGGCTTTTGTGCTAATTGTAATATTAGTAAGAAGGCAGTTGACAAGATGATAAAAGAATTAAAAGGAATAATAGACTATGAGCAAGATTAATCAGCCAAGCCATATATGTGCTATTGATGCCAGTACAAATAGTCTTGCATTTGCATTTTACACATATAAACAATTGACTGGTTATGGAAAAATAACATTTGAAGGTAGCAATATTTATGAAAAAGTAATAGATGCTACTGCTAAAACAAAATCTTTGTTTGGTCATTATAATATGATTAATGCTATTGTTATTGAGCATACCGTTTTTATGAATTCCCCAAAAACTGCAGCAGATCTTGCTATGGTACAGGGCGCAATCATAGGTGGTGCTGGTTTGGCTGGTATAGCAGAAATAGGCAGAGTATCTCCAATAACATGGCAGAACTATCTAGGTAATAAAAAACTATCTAAAGAAGAACAGTTACAGATAAGAAATGTAAATCCTGGTAAATCATTATCTTGGTATAAATCATATGAGCGTGATTTTAGAAAGAAAAGAACAATTAAACTACTAGAAATAGTATATGATAAAAAGATAGATGATTATGATGTAGCAGATGCAGCAGGCATAGGACATTGGGCTATTAATAATTGGGATAAAGCAGCGGGATTTGACAAGGACTGACATGACTGGTAAACTATATACAAATGAACTATGGCTTAAAAAGCGTTATCACATGGATAAAAAGAGTCCAGAAGAAATAGCAAAAGAATGTGGGGTAAGCGTGGAAACAATATATGTATACCTTGCTAAATTTGGATTAAGGAAATCAAAACGATGAATGACAAAGAAAAATTTATTATTAAAGTTGATCAGGTTAATCATCCTTATCATTACACCACTGATCCAAGTGGAGTAGAAGCAATTGAAATTACTAGACACAGAAATTTTAATATTGGTAATGCAATAAAGTATCTCTGGAGGGCTGGTATTAAAGATGAATCTAAACATATTGAAGATTTAAAGAAGGCTATCTTTTATATTCAAGATGAAATCAATAGATTAGAAGGCAAATATGACAAACGCAGAAATAGAAATCGTAAAACACCTTGATGAAGTAAACAAGGTCGTTGAAGAATATCTTAAAGGAAATGATCCTACTAAGATTTCTAAGACTCTTGATTTACCACGCACTCGTGTAGTCGCTCATCTAAATGAATGGAAGGCTATGGCATCTGCCAATGATGCTATTCGTGCTCGTGCTAAAGATGCATTGGTTGGAGCAGATGCACATTATACAAAACTAATTCAACAAGCATATGAAGTTATTGATGATGCAACAACAACTGCAAACCTTAATGCTAAAACTGCAGCAATTAAACTTGTA